ACGCTCAATTCCACGAAATCCCAACCCATTCACATCCACACAGCACAATTTCAAAACATAACACGCTCAATTCAACGAAATCCCAACCCAATGAAAATACATATATATAAATTACGCTTTAAATTGAATTTTTTACGCTCAATTTAATTTTTCTAGAATAAAAGAATATAAAGGGATTCGATTTATATAAATCATACTGCGTAATATAGAGTTCAAAGAACACACACTCATATCCTAAAATGGAATTCAACAACCTTACCACTGCCAAACAATATATTGATAATGTTGGTATTAGTAATCTTATTCAAGTTGATATGATTATAGGATTACCTAAATGGCTTAGCGCTAGCAAATCCGAATGTGATTATTATATCATTACAAAGATTACTACTAAATTTGTAATGATTAAGGAATTGGGTATTGCTAAAAAATATATTGGTAGAGAGATTGGAGGTTATAAAAAAGTGCAATTTAGATTATATAAACAAAGAGATAACAAAATAGAAAATAGTTGGGAAAAACCAAAAACCAAAATTTCAATTGATAAATTATACGACTATCATTTAATAATAGAAAAGCAAAATAAAAAATATGGTTTTATCTCACTTAATGAAACATACAACAGCACGGAAGATTACGGTTTTTAACAAGAATCACATTCTTTTTTATATACACTTTCAAAACGTTCTAATATTTTTTTTACTAATTTTTTTTTACTAATTTTCTTAGTATTATATAAAACGGCTTAAACAAATAGTTTTATATAAATTTAAAAAATGTTGTCAATATACTATCATCATCAAGAACTTAGATTTTATTTGGGAGATGCTATTTGGGGAGTAAAAATACAAGATTTTAAAGATGCTTTTAAAAGTGTTGGTGCTTTTCTAGAAGATATTATTTATATTGAACTTATACACAAACTTGAAATCCATATTGATTATTTAGATAGATTAGATTTTAATTTTGGTATAGATTTATCTTTATTTACTGGTTGTAAAGAATTAGTAATACATTCAAGAATAAAAGATACTGGTATTAATTATAACAATCTACCACAAAATTTAGAAAAACTAATTATAAAATATGATACATTTAGAGAAGATATTCCTTTAATTGAATTAACAAATCTACCGTATCAAATTAATTATTTAGTTTTGAGTGGTATTATTGTTGAAAGTTTAGATTATTTACCAATTACACTTATAGATATTAGTTTTTATGAGGTATATATAAATAATGGAGATTGTTTTGATTTATCACCAAATGTTAAAAATTTCCTATGCACATATACATCTAGAAATTTTAAAGTTGGAAAAGAAATAAAAAATGTAATTCATAATAATGGTAGAATTAGACCAAAAAAAGAATATCTAGAAGGTGGAAAAATTAAAAAATTTTGATTACTTTCTTTTCCTTATTATTTTTATACCATATTTTTCATTTGTATCTTTTATACTAGCACTAAGACTTGGTTTATTCCAGAGCAAGTGTAACGCGTAGAAGCCAGCCGTTGTAGGGTCATTCCATTTTTCACCCATCCCACGATGGCGATTTATATAGCGAGCTTTTCTTTCCTCATCCTTATGTTGTGTCATATCGCTAGCGCCAGCCTGCCCGAAGTATATTCTTTTTTCTCTACCTGTTTTTGGATTAGTAAATAATATATAGTATTTTTTATTAGGTTTATCACTATTATATAGATAATATTTATCCATCTATTTTTATTAAATCTTTTATATTTATATAGATATAATTTTTTATTTCATTGTATCCTCTGTCATATCTACCTCCCTTTTGTGGAATGAATTCTTGTCCTAAATATTCATAGTAATATATACCATCAGTAAATTCAAAAAAATACATTACCCTAAAGCCATTTTTATAATATTCTTTTCCTTTTATATATTTATTATAACCTATCATAGTCGTTGAATATTTTGTATGAGTATTATTACGTTTTTTTACTTCAATTATATATTTATTATCATTATCTATTAAATCAAATTCATCAAATCTATTTATTGTTTTGTTTAAATTTATATTAAATAGTTTATTAGCTTTTTGTTTTATTAAATTTACACTATCGGTGTCGTCGTTCTTAAAAATAATATTCATATTTAATAATATACTAGATAAAATGCAGATAAAAAAAATTTATATGATAGGCTTTGGTCTAGTTGCTACGGCATTATTGGAAGTTTTTAATTTAGAAAATGCATATAGAGATGTTTATTTTATAATTATCGAACCGGAATCAATAAAATATGATTTATTTAATGATAGAAAATACAAACATATTAGAGAATATCTTACACAAGAAAATATTGATGATTTATTAAAAGATGCTAATAATGATACATTAATAATTGATTTAACTGTTGAAACCGACAGTATTATGATTATTAAAAAATCTAAAGAAGTTGGTTCATTATATATAAACACTAGCGTAGAAAATTGGGAAGATTTTGATGATTCAAATAGAAATTTAGATGATTATAATAAATTTAAGAAAAATACAATTTATTATAGGCAAAAACAAATAGAAAAGCTACTAAAGAATACTAAAAAAACTAGAGTAATAAATTTCGGTATGAATCCGGGTGGAATTAGTGAAATAGCAAAATATACTATTAGAGAATATGCTAAATATAAAAATAAAAAATTAGTTGATGGTGATTATGCTAAATTAGTATATGATTTAAAGCTTTATAAAATTCTTATATGTGAATATGATAATACTAAGACAAATATTAAGCAAAGAGATGATACTTTTTATAATAACTGGAGCCCTTTAGGACTAACTAGTGAAGGATTGGATAATGTTATGATTTCAGTTAATAAAAAACAAGAACAAGAAATGATAGAAAAAGGTGAAAAACTAATCAAACCAGATAATAGCAATACAAGAATAAGATTCTTACCTAGTAGAGCTATTGATTTAACTGATATTGGAATTTGTTATGATAATAAAGAAGAATTAATAGAATATAATGGATATCTTATACCACACGCAGAAATTATATCACTTAGTAATTTCTTAATGTATAAAGGCGATAGTCCAACTTGCTATTATATTTATAAGACTTGCGATGATGCAATTGAATCTATTCAAAAATTAAGAAAGAATGATTATAAGCCATTAGATAATTTTTATTGTATAGAACAAAAAGATGTTATAAATAATTGTTTTGATTCAATTGGTGTTTTATTAGTGGCTGAAAATGGAGACCATTTTTGGGGTGGGACAATTCTAGATATGGATTATGTGAAAAAATTAGGTATAGTTTATAGCACACCGACTGCGATTCAAGTTGCTGGTTGGTTATTTAGTTGTATTAAATATATGATTAAACATCCTAATATAGGACTTAATGAAGCTGAAACTATGAAAAGTAGAGAACTTATGAAATATGCAGAAAAATATATGGGAAAAATAGTGTATAAATTATATACTGTTTAAATACCGGCAACACCACGAACCATACTTGGTATTTTAGATTTAACTGATTCAGGGATAAATTTAGCTACCTCTGGAACTACCTTTTTAATAGTATCCAAATTATTAACTACAGCACCGACGGCTTTTTTAGCACCTGAAAATAGCTTATCGAAAAATCCAGCCCCGTGTAGATGGTGATATACCTTTAAATGTTTATGCTCCATAGGTGTAAGCTTTCCATTGGTATGTAGTTTATTTTCAAGACGACACATCTTATTATAATGTTTATGTAGGGCTTTTTCAGGCATACCAAGTCCAATAGAACCTAATAGACCACTAAATATACCGCTACCGTGTTCTGCTTGAGCTACATCTCCACCAGTTAGACTACTAATTGCCTTGAAAGGAAGGGCAAATCCAGTTTTTAGACCGTCAAACATATCCCCGAAGAATGAACCACCCGCAACACCCATATCCTTAGCCTTACGACCTCGTTTCTTTACACCAAGACCAATAAGAGGAGCTAGTTTCATAGCACCTTTAAGACCACCAACAATATCATCTACGAACCCTCCACCATCAACGTCACCCCCAGCAACACCCATACCCTTAGCTTTACGACCGCGTTTCTTTGGTTCAACACCAAGTCCAACCGAACCTAAAAGACCGGATAGAACACCTGCTCCTTTTGCTTTACGACGCATACGACCACCAACAGTAGCACCACCAACCGTAGCTCCACCTTTAGCGTGACCTGATTTACGCCACATTTCACCAAGTTTTCGCATTTTATCCTTAGCTGGCATATCGCCTAGCTTGTGGAAATTCTCTTTAACAAATTGACGATAATTCATATTATACTTAATATAAGAAAATATAAAAAAAATAAAAAAATTAATTTTTAATATAAATTTACTATAAAAATTTTAGTTTTTAAATTATTTAATGCACACGAGAATGCTTCTTCATAGCTCCACCAGCCACACCAAGTCCTAGGGACTTAAGGGCTCCTTGAGCCATCTCAACACCCTTGGCAACGTGTTCCGGATTAATACCCTTAAACATATTTACCCCAGACTTAAGAAGCTTGCCAACCTTACCAAAAACAGAACCGCCAACACCCTTACCCTCAATTTCAGTATGGTCTACACGTGGCTCCAACTCGCTAGTAAGCTTTAGAACCTCACTAGAAGAAGGACCAGTAAGGATATATTGACATTCGCTAGCATTAATGAAAGCCTTGCCGGGTTGCTCTACAAGAATGTAGAAATCGTAGTTGATTGCTGTTGTTTGTGCCGCCCAAGCTAGAGGGGATGCTGAAAGGGTAGCTGTTACCTGTAATGTGCTGTATTTATTCGATTGCCCGTCGGTTTCATCACTTTCAAGACCCAAATCGCGAACAATATCAACAACACATACTGAACCAGTATGAAATTTCCACTCATTAAAAGCATCTTGAAGACCATTCTTAACTGACATAGACCATAGGTCGCTTTCAGTATAAGTAGCTAGCAAATTAACACGGTTATTAAAGTTAATACTTAGATTTTTAATGCGTAAGAACGTATCCGGTGTAGTTTGAGAGAGAGCACCAGTTAGTGCTGATTTGCTAGGACGTGCAAAGATGTATAGCTTGCTAGGAATGCTAGCAAGACGTAGGGATTGAGCTGTAAAGTTGGAGACGTCAGCTGTAGTATTAACAAAAGAGCCAGCGGGTGAGATGAATGGTTGAATGAGTGAATAATCATATACTAGAGTTTGAGGTTGTTTAGCGGCAAGGATGGGGTCTTGTGTGATGTATTCAACTAGTAGAGTAGGTGTTTGAAAATTAGTGCCATTAACAACACCACCCGGTGCACCTGCAACAGCTATACTCTTTTGAAATGTAAGTTGTAGGGCGTTAGTAGCGCCGAGGGCAGCAGATACAAGTCGATTAAGGTCAGCAAAGCGAATATTGAGGATAAGATTGTTGATATTGGATAAACCGGCACTCTTATCCATTAATTCACTCCAAACCATTGGTGAAATAAAGAGTTGTTCGGTAAGGTCAAATTGATAAACAGCATAACCAGTGGCGGCAGTATCATTATAATATAGCTGAGTGCAGGTAAAAGAGCCACGTGTAGCAGTTGCGGGGTTGCTATTATAAGGGGCTAAAGGACTACGATTATCATTAAATGCATTGTTAGGACCAACACCATTCGCGGCATTATATACAGCAGAATTATCCTTTTCAAGAGGCATTTCACTAGAAATCTTGGCGATTTCATCAAGACTCATTAAATGGGGATAGATACAAGCATAATCATTAATTGATACGCTTGTTGCGGAGCCATTAAGACGGAGTTCAATAGAGCTAGCGCAAGATTGGACTGGAGCGCTACGTGGAACACAACCGATATAATTATTTGTTCCAGCATAAGCACGAGCGCCAGTTAAATCAACAGCGTTAAATACAGTAGGTTGATTACCTTGAGTAGTCCAAGTATTAAGAACTAGGAAAGAATAAGAAATACGAAGGTCGCGTTTCACTACAGTGTTCAACGATGGGGGTGTGATGTTATTCCAAATCCAGTTCTGGTCGCTATAAGAATCAGCGGTATATTTGTAGATGGACTTATTAACGCCAGACTTATAGACTACCTCGCTAGCCTTATAAGACTCTTCAACATCAACGACAGGGTCAATAACGAGGACAGGTTGGAGGTCAGTATTCATTTTCTACTTTACTTTATATCTTATTATTTAAAAACAAAAAAATTTCAAAAAATTTCAAAAAATTAATAATTAAAAATCACCAGAGCCTTTTTTAAATTCTAACTTTACTGAAAAATATTCTTTATTTGGGATTACCAAAGGAAATATTTGTCCATCTTTCATTTCATAATAGACTTGCATATCTATCTTACTAAAAGGTTGTTGAGCGTAGAGGTTATACCATCTTAGAATGCCGTTAGGTATATATATTAATCTTGTTCCAGTAAGCTGAGATGTAGTATCTGGAGCTATATCAGTAATCATATTTAAAGTTTTATTTGCTGTAGCACCTTGATTGGTAAATACGACACCATCACCATCACCGGATACCGGTATTTGAGTTGTTGCGAATATCACTCTTGTTAAATCATTAAAAGCATATATAGTAGATTGGTTTTGTGTAATAGCTATAAATTGTGGTAGGGTTGCAGAGCCATTACCTTGAATAGCATTTGAACCATAGTTTTGTAATATCATACTTTCATATATAACACCACCAATAGATAGGTCAGTAGATGGAAACACAAACTTATTCCACATAGATTGATTCATAACAACAGAATATTGATTAGTTCCATTATTATTAACAGTAGTATATTGTCCTTCCACTACTAATTCAAATAGCTTAGTAGATGCTTGAAAAACAACTGATGGAGGTTCGGTTGGTAGAAAAGCTGAGCCGATTTGAGTTTTTAGTGTATTAAATGCTAGCGCGTATGCGGCGTTTATTTGATTTAAGTATCCTTGAATTGTATATATATCATATGCTCCAGAGTCAAGTGTTATAGATTGTGTGGCTACTGATGGTGTAATAAATCTTACAAACATATTAGCTATTAATGGGTTTGTTTCATTTAAAAAAACACCACTTTTGGAATCATAGAATTGTAATTTATATTGTTGATTACCTACAGGATATCCAATACACAAATTACCACTATTATCAACACCACAAAACCAATATAAATGATTAATATCATATGGTTGAGGTTTAATAGTATATAATGGTGATACAGCGTTAGTAGTAGGATTAACACTATAAAATGCCATACCATCACCATTTGCTATTTCAAAAGCAAGATATCCACTAGAGGCTTGTATTAAGTTATTACAATTAGTTGTTAATGTAGCTACTTGTGCTAGAGTTGTTGAGTTATAAGAACGAACAACTGAACCATTTATTACAACAAATATAGTGTTATTTGTATATGATATAGAGCTTATATCGGCTGCAATAGGATAAGTATGAGTATTTCCAGCAGTCCAAGTGGTATTAGTGGCTCTAGTGTATTGCCGTATAGTTGGTATATTAGTAGTAGTATTTTGAGTAAGTATCCAAAAATTTCCACTAATAGGGTCAGCACATATCCAAGTTATAGGGTCAGCTCCTGCATTTACTGTAGTATATATACTTCCAGTAGTTAAATCACACATAGTAATATCTGGTGAATTTCCTTGGGTGCAATATAGAGTTCCATTAGTTCCTGATTTTAAATCATAAGCCAAACCAGAATTACCATAAGTGTATGTATAAGCAGTTTCTCTGCTCGTTGTTATACTATTTAAGTTATTATATGGTGTTTGCAAAATAACACCTTTAGCATTAGTTGAACCTAATAAACCTATTAAACCTAATATATTATAATTAGCAGGTTCAGTAATCTGTGATGGATTATATTGTTGGACGTATTGTATGTTATTAGTCGGTGGATTTGTCCCATCATTAAATTGAATACCTACTTGCCATTGTTGAAATGGGATATTATTATGTGTAAGTGGCATACTTAGTGGAACTGATGCCCTATTAATAGATAATTTCCAAGCATCTGGGTCAGTAAAAAATGGTTTCAGTAGTTGAACTTCATATCTAGCTAATTGGTCAGTTCCACTAGTATTAAAATACTGGCAGTTATAATATTCACGTTGTGTATCAACGTCAGCATTAAATTTTCTACTCATCTTTATATTATATTAAATATATAAAAAAATATGAAAAAATATGAAAAAATATGATAAAACTAGAATTGGAAACCTAAAAAACTACCACCGCGTAATATATGCTGTTTTAGTCCTTTTCTATATTCTTCATTTTCAGTGTTTTTAAATACTTTTAATTTATTTAGATTAATTTTAAATCTTTTTTGTCTAACTTTTTCTATATGTTTTGCCATAGCTCCGGCTATTAAGTGTGTAGGATGTGATGATAAAGGTGAAAAACCACTTCCTTTTGGTTTTTGTTTATCTCTTAAATTCTTTAAATAGCTTCTTGCTCTTGTTAGAGAACCTTTTCCAGATTTAACACTTTCAGGTAATTTGATATTGTTATCTCTAGCGAATTTTAGTATTTGTGATTGCGACATAGTATCAATACGTTTAATCCCCGGAAATGTTATTTTAGAAAGTTCTTCTTCTTCATCTTTATTAGCCGATGCTTCATCTTTTTCCTTTTTAGATAATTCTACTTTAGTTTTAGCTACAGCCTCCCTAGCATCATCATCAGCATCAGCCTCCTCACTTCCATCTTTCATTAATTGTTCTTTAACTCCTTCTACCAAAGGCTCATCTTCTTCCTTAAGTATATTATCAGCATCTTCACGTGTTATTTCCTCTTCAGTTTCCTTTTTAGCAGATTCATCAATTGATTCTTCAATATCTTTTTTAATTTCTTCTTTCTGCTCTTCCTCATCATCTGCTTCCTCGATTATTATATCAGTTTTCTTTGGTTGTGATTCCTCCCATTCTAATTTATACTTTAGAATAGCATTTTGTATGGATAAAGCATCAGTAGCATTCACATCAGCATATAATTTATCACTAACGTATTTTTTCTGTTTTCCTCTAGGGCCATCTTCCCATCTTGTCATATTAATATAATGTTTTTTCTCTTTTTTTATTTCCTTATCACTTAATACATCCTTTATTTTACCTTTTTCTACTGGTATTTCACTAGTAATTGATGCTAATATCATTTTACGCTCATCACTAGGTGATGCTAAAAAAGTTTTTACAACTTCAGCTCTTTTAGCAGTATCTCTAGGTGTAGATTTTCTTAAATATTCTAATAAATATCTTTTTTCTTTAGGATTTAAATTTCTATATTCCTCATCAAGTTCTAGTAATTGTTCCGGTTTAAGTTGTAATTGCAATAAATTTTTAACATCCTTAATGCTATCAGGTAAGGATTTTAATGATTCACCTAATCTTTCTTGTGCTTCCAATAGTTTTTTTGTTTGTTCTTCTAATGCCTTTATTTGTTTTTGAGACCTAGCTGTAGTTTGTTCTGCTTGTTGTTTTGCTATTTCCTTTTGTAAATCTGTAATAGTTCTTGTTAATGCTGTTTGTGCATCAATCTGTTCTTGTGTTGTTTCTTTTTCCTTTTCTTGTTTAGCTTCTTGTAATTTAGCTAAATATATTTCAGGTCTGTCCCTATATTTCTCAAGTGATTTCTCTAACGCTTCTTGTTTTACTTGTTTTCCTATTAGTTCATCAATTTGTTCATTAATCTTTTCAATAGCTCTAGGCGATGCTCCTTCCAATTCCAAAACACGCTTTTGATATAATAAATCATTTAATTTCTTATTTGGCGCTTGTGTCATTTCCTTGAAAGCTTTTCTTCCGGATTTCTTTACCGCTTCACTTATAGCTAATCTTGTGGGTGTGCTTTCATCATATTTAATTTTATTCTTAGCGAAATCAACCTCTCTTTTCTTAGCTGATTTATTGGCTAATTGTTGAACCTTTTTCAAAGTATCGATAGGTCGTGTTCTATAATTAGCTTTATTTGATGCTTCAGTTAGCAAGCTAATATATCTTTCCATTTAATATTATAAAATATTATTATTTTCAAAAATTTGCATAGTGATGATTTATATTAGAACCATCAAACCCTTTACCTTTAGCTAGAACATTCAACCTAGATGCTAAATCAGTTGTGGCTCTAAATATATTTTTAGTAGTTGGTGATAAATCCCTTTTTAATCCTGTTATATCTTGCTCTATAAATCTTATAACCTCAGGATTTTCTTGTTGTAATGGTGGGTTAGCAAGTATTAAGGATTTTATATATCTCTGACAGTTATTAGTCATAGCGTCATAAGTAAAATAATCATTACCCATAAAAGTTTCACCATTAGCTAGAAATTGTTTAAATGTGGTATTCCAATTACTTGGTAGAGATAATTCAAATTTTTGCCAATCCGGTTTTATAGTTGGATATTCGTGTATATTTATTACTTCATTTTTCTCAACTAGAATCGGTATCCCACCTTCTAGCGTTAATACCATCATTAGGTGATATAAGTCGTCATAACCATATTTATTTTTTACTTTATTAAATTGTCCTAATGATATCACATTTACTAAAGTATTTACTGTATCAGCTACTTTATGGCGATAAATACATATACCATTTATTTTTTTATCACCATATCTATCAATCAAACTACGCTCAGCTGGTGGATAGTCATTTCTACCTACAATAGTGCCAACGATTCTATGTTTTACATTAGAGGCTAAATTTTTAGTTTTCTTGTAAGCTTTTAACAGAAAATCACCTAATCCACCACCTTCAACATCATTAGCGTGCATATATAGTGCTCTAAGTTGGCTATTTGCTTTAGCTTTTGTTAATGGTTTTTTAGAGTATTTTTTACCCGTTTCTTGATTAACTACAAAATACCCTTGACCGTGTTTTTCTACTTTGTAAGGCATCTTAATATATGTATATAAAAAATTTTTTGTAAAAAAATATATATTATAATAATAATAATAATGATTTCATTTAAGAGTGGGACAAGATTAGCCGAGGTAGAGTATAAGGGTAGGGGAAAAAAGTCTAAGGAAATATTTGTTAAAGATGATGAAGGAAAGCCGGAAGTATCTAATAAGAATAAAGATGAACTATTGCCAAAAAGCTTTTACACATCAATTAAAAATCCATCAGCCCACGGCATACTTTTACTGAAAAAAGCAATAAGGGAAACAAGACCTGAATTAGTATCTAAATATGAAAACTTGACAAATGCTTATATTATGGGTCTGGATTTACTAAAAGATTTAGACAAAAAATATTTTTCAATATCGAAAGAAGAAGGTAAGCTAGTTCCAATACCTATGGAAGAATCATCTCGTATAGGTGTATTTGGACCTAGTAATGTTGGTAAATCAACGTGGATATCATCTTTTATGAAAAAATACCTAGAATATTACCCAAAAAACCACATATATGTTTTTAGTCCTAAACTAGATGACCCAGCTTTTAAAGGTATTAAAAATTTAGATTATGTAAAATTAGATGCATCAGTGGTAGAAAATCCTTTTGAGGTAAGCGAGTTTCGTAATTCTATATGCTGTTTTGACGATATAGAATCTATTACCGATAAAGCTATTAATAACGCAGTAAGGCGATTTAGAGACCAATGCTATGAGATAGGACGTTCGCCTAGTAATATAACAACTATTGCAGTCCATCACGTTATTTTAGCTAATGAAAAGACAAAAATTATATTGAATGAAAGTGATGAAGTAGTATTATTTCCTAAATCTAATTTTTCAGCTATTGAATCCTTATGCCGTAGGTATTATGGTATGACAAAAGACCAATTAAACTATATAAGAGATATTCCTAGTCGTTGGGTTGTAGTTAAACGTAGCTATCCTACTACTATTATTAGTGAAAATGCTGTAAAAGTTCTTTAGCCTACTATTTTTAATACCGTATCCTTTTCTTGTTGATTATCTCTTAGTGTTATAAATGTTAAAATACTAACTAGAAAATCAGGGTCGTTATTTTGATTCATCATTAGTTTTTTATATTGTTCTATATTTAAATATCTAAATCTAGCACGTATGCTAGAATGCTTTCCGCAAGTATTTATGCCATCCTTTAGCTTTTGAAATCTATATGGGTTGAATATTACCTTATATCCTCTTTGTTTCGCTTCGTTATAAAATCCCATAAGTAGATTTTGTTGTGTTTCTGGGTCGCTTGAATAGGTTAATTCAACATCAGGACTAAATCCATATGGGTCGAAATGTTCTATTGTGTTAGTTTCAGGATGATATAATATACATATCCAATGTCCGTTTGTTGATGATTTTACAGGAAATAATACAATACAAGCATTATACTCTCCAATAACTTCCCTAATATGACTAAAATTTTTTAAATCGTGATAAAGATGAACCGGACAATGTCCGTTAGTTGTTATTTCAACTTCTTGTCCGGTTAAATCTTGACTATATATAGTTTTTATTACTTTATCCATTTATTATATATGAATAAAAAAATAATAATATTATATCACTATAATATAAAAAATGAGTTTATCAATCTATAATTCAACTATTATTCCATTACAAAACGGTGATAATTTTACTGGTTCATATTTTGATAATGTAATAGATTTTTCACAAATAAATATATCTATATCTTGTGATACTGGATATAAATTGACTTATTATTTTTCACAAGATAAGAGAAATGTTAGCTATACAGAATCACAAACAATAGCATATTCGCCAACTACTCAATTTTTTAAAGCGACACCATTACAACGCTATTTTAAGATAGGAATTACTGCAAATGATGGTAATATGACACTTCTTAACGTCCAAACAATATATAAATCAAATATCACATATTAATAAAAAAATAATAATATTATATCACTATAATATAAAAATGAGTTTATCAATTTATAATTCAACGATTATCCCACTACAAAATGGTGATAGCTTTAGTGGGAATTATTTTGACAATATCCTAGATTTTAGCGAAATTGATATATCTATTATTTGTGATACCGGATATGAATTGATTTATTATTTTTCACAGGATAAGCTTAATATTAATCATACTATATCACAAAATGTATTATATTCATCATCTACACAATTTTTTAAAACTTCACCACTAGAGCGTTATTTTAAGATAGGTATTACTGCAAATGATGGTAATATGACATTACTTAACGTCCAAACAATATATAAATCGAGTATTACATATGGAACTGGTGCTACTGGTGCTATGGGTATGACTGGCTGGACTGGTGCTACTGGTGCAACTGGTGCTACTGGTGATATGGGTATGACTGGCGCTACTGGTGCTATGGGTATGACTGGCTGGACTGGTGCTACTGGTGCTATGGGTATAGAAGGTATGACTGGTGCTACTGGTGCTATGGGTATGACTGGCTGGACTGGTGCTACTGGTGCTATGGGTATAGAAGGTATGACTGGTGCTAC